AGACGATGCATCTGGAGACAAAATTACAATAGATAAAGATAATAAAAAAATCACTTTGGAGTGCGAGACTTGGAACGTTGAAGTAAAAGGTAAAGCTACTATAAATGTATCTGGTAGCGCTTCTGTAACTGCTGGAAGCATAAATATTAAATCAAACGGAACTACAAATTTAAATTCATCTGGACCCGTTACAGTTACCGCACCTATGGTTAATATAAACGGATCTTCTGGTGCGGTTATGACAGATACGTTAAACCCTGTAGTTGATTTAATAACTGGTGTTCCATCTATAGGTGTTAAAAACGTTAGATCAGGTTAATTTTATGCCAATTAATGGGGTAAAACTTGGTATTCTGATAAGGCAAAAAATGATAGAAAATATTTCGCAATTAAGCGGTAGAGGCCCTGCCGAACAGCCTAATCCAGAATATTTTAATAACTTTTGTATTGGTTTAGGTAACGGAATTGCAAAAGAAACCAAAATGATAGTATATAAAAGTTTTGATGTGGGTGCATTTAATCCTCTTGGTGGATCTGGAGTTGGTGTAGGAAAAAGTATAAATTTTGATAGTGAATATATGGTAAAAATTGCATACGAAAAAATAAGATCTGAAGTAATAAGAAAATTTGGACAGACTACTCATTTACCGTACCCGCCTCCACAAAACAACTCTGGCAGGTATCTAGTGGCCATATTAAAAGCTATAGCAGATTCTATAAAAGAAGTTTATTTTACCGATTTAATTTTAACTTCTGTTCATAATCCTATTTGCATAGGAACGGGAACGGTAAAATACGGTGGATTTAGCGGTTTAATATCTTTAAATATTAAAAATTCAATAATATCTATAATTCCAAGTTTTAATGGAGAGTTTTGGCCAAATTTTGCTGAAATATTGGCCGATTCTTATGTAAACACTGTTCATAATAGATCTACTGCCAAAGTTATTATATCTGGAGCTGGTGCTTCTCCAGGTATTGGAATGGGCACAGGTAAAGTAACTTAAGGAGAAACTTATGGAAAAATTTACAGGAGATCAAAATATTACTGGAATAGCTAAAAATGCTACTAGCAGAGTTAATGACAAATTAAATTTCGGTGCAGAAGCAACAGGCAATGCATTATCAAAAGTGTTTCAAGAATCCCAAATAGCTGATGTTTCTTCTATTGATAGTGCCAATTCAATTTGGCAATATCCTGAAGAACTTCAAGGTAATTTGGGGTTATTTGCCAGTGATTTATTTTTTGCTTTTGCTGGTATAGATGGTAATGATTTTAGAAAAATTTATCCTTATAGTTTTTCTTTAACTATTGCAAAGAAAACTTACGAAATATTTTTACCGTTGCCACCAAGCGCATTTAGCATGGATATACCATCAGCATCTCAATTAACGGTAACACTAAACGGTATTGTGGAAGAAAGCAATGGTGCTCCATTAAGAAATATAAGTATTTCTGGTTCTACTGGAATTGTAAATCAGGCATCTACAATTTTTAATGAGCAGTCTTCGGCTGCTTCATCGGAACCTTGGTATAAAACTGCTGCGGATTATGCAATTAGGTATGGCGGACTAGGTAATACCGTTGGTGGAATACAGAATGTTGTTCAAACTGGAACCAATGCAATTCAAAATATAAGTCGGGCTTTGGGTTTGGGTGGAATTAATTTTTATCCGTTAAACTCTCAAGATGATAAAATTAAAAAAAGAACTGGTTTTTACTGGTTTCATTCATTATTAAGATTTTTTGAAATATATCTTTTATTAAAGAAGAGCGCTGGAGGCAAAAATGTTGTTCTTGGCTTTAATATGTATAAAGACAAGCAATTTTTTCAAGTTACTTTAGGCAACTTTAGATGGCAAAAAATACCTGGAAGCATCGAATATAACTATTCAATTAGCATAACAGCATGGAAAAAACTAGCAGCATCACCAACAGACCTTCAAGAACCATTTACAATAGCTTCAATGCCAGCTTCAAGTAAATTTGATTTATTTTCAACCATTAGGCAAACAATAAGTAGTCTAAGACAAACAGTTTTATCATTACAAAATCTAGTAAGCTGTGCCAATCAAGATTTATATGAAAATATTATAGGTCCAATTAATGAGATAATGCTTTTATCTAAAGATGCAACAGGTTTATCAAAAACTGCAACAGATTTTATTGATCAATTTAAAAATGGCAGCTTTAGTTCGTCTATATCTGGACATGTTAAAAATAATTGGTCAACTTTTAAATCTGTTATAGATGAAACCAATAAAAATAACTTTAATTATGGAAGCTATTCTGATAACAGCTCCGCATTAAGCAATGAATTAAACAAAACAAGTGCTAGCAATAAATCTCAGGAAAATATATTACCAAAAGATATAGAAAAAAATCCATATAAATATTGGAAAATATTTGATTTAATTGACATGGATGAGGTGGATTTGGATCAGAAAGCAAGAAGTGCAATTAATGCAAAAGTTGATAAAGTAAGACAAACAAATATATACACATTTAAAGAACATAAAAAATCGGTAACTATTTTTTCAAAAAAAGTTTCTAGTTTAATTTTGCAAAACAAAAAAATAAATTTAAATGATGTTGCGCTGTCCAATTCAATTAATACATTACTTATAACTTTAGACACATTAATTAATTACTACAGGAATCAACCAAAAAGCAGTTTAAATGATTATTACAGTTACTACATTGATTACGCTGTTGCTAATGGAATAGCTTTAAATAAATCCACATCTAAATTTTTTGTTCCATTTCCAACCGAAACTACCTTGGAATCGCTTTCGTATCAATATTTAGGCAACTCCGGTAGATGGCTTGAAATTGCAGCTTTAAATGGGTTAAAAAGCCCGTATATAGACGAAGAAGGGTTCTATTTGATATTAAAATCTAACGGAAATCAAAATACCGTTTTATTAGACTCAAGAGAAAATTTATATGTTGGTCAAGTAGTAGAAATACTTTCAAATACAGAAGTTTCTAAAAAACTTAAAATAAAAGAAATAACAGAGTTTTCAAAGACAGAATTTTTAATTTCTTTTGATGGCGACTTAGACCTATCAGCATACAAATTAATTGACGAAGCTAAAATACATGCGTATTTACCAAATACCGTTAATTCTCAAATGCTAATAGCAATACCATCATCTCAGCAGCCCGTTAACAATGATCAAGTAAACTTAGGTCCGGGGCTTGATCAGTTAAATAGTATTGCGCAACTATCTAAAATTGATTTTTTATTGAGTAGTAGCGGCGACCTAGTTTTGCAACCAAACGGAAACATAGCAAGAGCTATTGGTTTAACGAATCTAAGCCAGGCCGCAAAAATGAAACTTTTTACTTATCAAGGCTCCATGCTGCATAGAGCAAACTTTGGTAATCCATTAAAGGATGGCATTTCAATATCGGATTTTAATGCAAAAAATTATTTATCTCAAATAAATCAATTATTTGCGCAAGATGAAAGATTTACTGGTATACTAGTAAGTAATTTACAAGTAAAGGGTCCGGCAGTAGATTTAACTTTGTTAGTAGGCACAAAAAATACAAATGTAAATTTACCAGTTACTACTACTGTTCCAATTAATAGTGTATAAATATTTAATTTAATTAATTTTTCTGGTTTTACTTAATATTATAAGTATACGGAAATTTAATTAGGCATGTAATGGCTAATCTACCTCAACTTATTACAAGAGAGCAACTCATAGGTCTGATTATAGATTCTATGCTTGCTAGGCTTGAAGATGTAAACGATCTTAACCCAGGTTCTACGCTTACTCAGCTTGCAGAATCTGTTGGTCAGGTTATATATAAACCTTATGCTGATGTAATTAGTATGATAGATGCTTTATCGGTAGATAGAGCAGTAGGCGAGGCGCTTCAAAGGTTAGCAGTAGATAAAAATGTACCTATATTTCCAGCGTTACCTTCATCTGGTAACATTAATATAGTAGATTTAAGCTTTCAAAAAATTCAAACAAATGTTTATTCTGGACAACCAGCACCGGTTGCGGGTTCTTTAAAAATTTATGTATCCGATGCTTCTCAGTTTCTTTCGGCAGGCACTATTTATATAGGTAGGGGTACCGATAATTCCGAAGGACCCTTAACGTACACTTCTATCACGCCTCAGTCTGGCGGAACCTACTATTCGATCAATTTAAGCCCAACTTCTCCAACAGTTAAGTTTCACAATATAGGTGAAACTGTAATTATGGGGCAAGGTAATAATAGGACTATACCTGCTGGTACTTTAGTTCAAACTCCACAAGGACAACTAAGCACTAGTGTTTCTTTCTTTACTACAATATCTGCCACAATATTGGACGGTGAAACAACATCAGAATATATACCTGTTGTATGTCAACAGCCTGGAACTATTGGAAATATTTATAAAAACGCTATACAATTAGCTTTAAATTTACCGTTTACGGCTTCGGCTACAAATCCATTGCCGTTTACTAATGGTAAAGATGCTGATAACGATGAAGCAATTAGGCAAAGAATTAAAGACTATGAACAGCTTAAGGCTAAAGGTACATCAGATTCTATTAAGGCCGCTAGTTTAAACGTTACCTCTCCAGATGAACTTAAAACTACAACATCAAGCAGTGTTGTTAACCATTCCGATTCTAGCGCCGCATTAGTATTTGATGACGGTACAGGCTACGAGCCTATATTTAGCGGCATTGGATTAGAAACGGTAATAGCCGAAGCTTTAGGTGGAGAAATAAATCTTCAACTAAGGAATATACCTGTAGCGCAAGCTAGATTAAAAACTGACGTAGGATATCCTTATAATATCGCTGATTTGTCTTATTTAAGTGTTTCTGTAAACGGAGTTTCATCTATACATCAATTTAAGAGCGCTGATTTTAGAGTAGCTACCGCAGCTACAGCTCAGGAAGTAGCCGCATCTATAAACGCTAACTCAAATTTAAACTTTTCTGCTAATACTGCAGGAGGCGGCAAAAGCGTTGTCATTTTCCCTAAAGACCCTACTTTAAACAATATTAAAGTAAACACTTTAACATCTAATAATGCAAACTCAGCTTTAAAGTTTCCATTTGATAATGAAGAATTTACATTAAGGCTTTATAAAAACGATGAGCTTTTATACCAAGATGGGTTGCCTGCTCAGCTTTATAGTAAATCAAAGTCGTTATGGTCAACAGGCATCATTCCTAATGACACACTGATATATAATATTGATAATACTCAAGATATTACCGTAACCCTAACAAACATTGATTTTCAAAGAATCAATCCAACATCTACGGTAAATTCTACTGAAAGTATTGAAGTTTGGGTGAAAGTTCTTAACAGTTTGATGCCTGGCGTAACAGCTTCTGTTGACGGGGATAAGATCAAATTTGCCAGTAACAAAGGTTTAAATGATTTAGCTAGAATTGAAATAGTTGGTGGCACTTTAGCAACTAAAATTTTTGATACAAGCACTGCCCTAATATCTGAAGGTAGAAGTTCTGACTACACGCTAAACAGAAATACATCACAGGTGGGCTTAGTCGAAGAAGCTCCAGAAGGTGATTCGTTTACTGCTGGTTCTAAATTTACACGTGCCAAACTTTTAACTGGCGAACTACCAAATGGCATTTCAACTAGCGGAAATTTATGGTTTATTTTGGATGGTGGTTCAGAAGTCATTCCTAGCGGTATTAGAGGCACCACCCAAATTAAATTTACAATATCTGGCAGTACGGTAACATTAAATGGTAGAAACATTATAACGCCAGCTAACCCAGAAGGATTTGAAGAAGTACAAGAAGGCGATTGGTTACTAGTCTGGACAAATGGTTCTGACGGACTACAAACTAATGCGGGGTTCTGGAGAATTGAAACTGCCGCACCGGGTCAATTAACCTTTAAAAATGCTTTAGGTGCCACTACTGGATGGATAACAAATCCTCCAATTAATAAAATTCTGTTTACCAGAAGCCTAGCTCCGATGCAAAAGGTTTCAATTACCGGGCCTGCAAGTTTGTCTTCGATGCAGTCTCAAGTTCAATCTCAGCTATTAGGTTCTATAGTTGATATAGTTGGTAGCAGGCTTAGAATTTCTACTTCTACATTAGATTCTACTGGTGAGATATTATGCGTTGCGGCAGATGAAAATGCTACATCATTATTACTGTCAACTGGTCAAGTTATTAAAAATACAACTTCTCATGTTGGTTTTAATGTAACAGATGATTTAACTTACGGAATACCATCCTTTACATATGATACCGTTTCAGCTATAAACTTGGTTAATTCGGAGTTTACTCCAACTTTAAACTATATTGATTTAAAGGGTGATACTTCTGATTACATACAGTTTTTAGATCAATATGATATCGCAAATAAATCGAATATTTCAGAGTCAAACAGGTTAAGAAGAGTTTTTGTTAAGAATTACGATAATTTAACTGGTGTAATAACAGGGCTTGTTCCTAATTATATGACAACTGGTCAAAGTATACCGCAGATTGGCGATAGATTCTTTTTAAGAAAATCATACCAGTTAGATTGCGAAGATTCTGTAAACGTAACGATAGACGGTGACAGCAAAATTAAATATTATTCTTTGCCTGTAGCTAGAAGGCTGTCGGTTAATAATACTATTGCTCCTACCACAACATCTTTTAGTGCTGATGACGCTCAATCTGATTTAACGCTTAATGACGTAAACTCATTTAACAGTTTTAACTTTGCAGATTTTAAAGCTTGGAGAAAGGCTCATTATAATATCCAAGATGGGTTAACTGGGCTAGACATTAAAATAAGTTCCGCTGATTTCGGACCTTCTGGTAACTTGATAAGGTTTGGATTTTTATACCCATCGGACAGTACTCAAACAAGTCTTTCTTATACTATAGATGTTAGCGATACGGTGGATGTTGGTATTGTATTGCCAGTAAAATCTTTAAGGACTCCAAGTTGGGATGGCACCAGCGCTTTTACGGTATCCGTTTCACCTGGAGTAAACGGCGAAGAATACGTAACATATCAATATAGAGTCGGAACTCAGCCTAGCTTAATTACAGTATCTGCTGTAAGTACAGATGATATAGTAATGATAAGTGGATATTCAGATTTCTTAAGTAATAATGAAGATTTAACTGCTATTGTTACTGGAGTAACACCTACTTCATTTACTATTAAGAGGAAAACAGGGTCATCTGTTAGTGATGCTTTAGTATTTGATTCAATAAGCATCGATGGAACTCCATCGGGCGGGTTCCCATCCGGGAAGATAACATTAACTTATTCATTAACACATAATGTATCAACTGGGGATAGAATTGGTCTTTACGATACTACAGCTTCCGCATCAAACCCATCTATCAGACCAGCCAATAGCACATACTTTGTATCAAGCGTTTCTGGTTCTACAATCACAGTTCCTATAAACACAAGCATTCCTGGCGGACTTATAACAAGTGCTACTTTAACTAACGCAACGTTTAAAGTTTATACTAATGTGCTTGGGTTATCTGCTGGCGATTTAGTAATGTTTAGAAATATTGGCGCCAGTTTTTCTAATAAGGTTTATCAGGTTTTTAATGTTGGGGTCGGATTCTTTGAATGCACAATAGACAATACGGCAGGCACGTTTAGTATCGGTGCCGCAAGCCGTTACGACTTCCAATCTTATGGGGCAGATGTAACAAACGCCTCACCGATTTCATCCGTGTCAAGGTCTGGATCAACGGTAACGGTTACGTTATCTGCCGCACCTCCATACACACCATCAACCGGTGATTTGGTACAAATATCTGGATTAAATGTTCAGGCTTGGAGTAATGCTACAACTTATGCCATAGGCGATGTCATTAAGTACAACTCACTTTTGTATAAATCACTGCAAGCAGCCAATCTAAACAACCAACCCGATATAACCCCAACCTTCTGGACCTTGACGGATGAAAGTCTTGAAGGTGTTTATATCGTAACAAACACTGGACCGCTTACATTTACGTACAAGCATCGTTCTACATCTGGTTCGTGTTCTGCTACCAGCGGAACGGCTTCAAAAATGAAGTCTGTAGCTAAGCTTGCTAGATGTATTGGTGGAAGCACTGATTACTTAAAGATCATGTCCGTTGGTTCGACAGCTCAAGAGGTTATAGATTACGCAGCAAACAACATGAATGATATCATTAGTATATCTAATAACACTGGTGGTATTACTTCTGCAAGTATTAGTGTAAACACTGAAAATTCTTCATCTTATTTAACTGGAAATATAATAAATTACACTACTACCAAGAGTTCTCGCAAAGTTGTGTTTACCACATCGGTGGTTGTCCCAAAAGGTAGTACTATTACGGTTTCAGGGGTTTCTGCGGATTACAATAAAACATACACAGTTTTAGATAGTATTACATCTGGCGGCGGAAGCTTAATAACCTGCCAGTCTGAGAAGTTTTCAAATGTAACATCTAGCAACGCCGTCGCTGGAACATATCTTGGAAGCTTACCATATATAATGTTATATGATGGAGCCAATAGTATTTCAACTAGCGATCTAACTTTAAATCCTCAGTTTAATTTAAAACAGTCTTGGGTGGATGCTCCAGAAATTGGTGAAGAAATTTGTATTGTAGCGGCAACTAAAAAACATTTATATTCACTATGGAACAGGTTAATTGTTAGTGGTATTAAAAATGTCGCTAGCATAGAAAACTCTAAATATAATGAAGAGTTACAAATATCTAGTCAGTTATTAGGTTCTTTGGGTTCTGTTGAAGTTATTGGCGGTACAGCAAATTCAAGCACAGTTGCTTTAATTGGTTCTGGAAAATTTCAAAACAACAGACTTGGACTTGTAAACATTCCTTATCAATTGCGAAAAGGTTTGGTACCTGGAAATTGGATATCTATGAGTCAGATAATCCAAGAAAAGAAAACAAATGGGTTTAGTGATAGTACGGTAATAGATGTTTCAACAACATCAACTATAGCAACAGTTACAATATCTAGCGGCTCTGGCCAATTCGTAACCAAAAGAAATATTTCAATTGATAGCACTACATTATTTAAAGTTGAAAGACACGGGAATTTTACAGCATTCATTAGAATAAACGGCACTTCCCCAGCACTATATACCGCTGGCGTTATTGAGGGTGACTGGGTAAGAATTGCTGGAGTACTACCTCAAACGTGGAGCGCTGCCAAATCATATGTAATTGGAAATAAAGTAAAATATGGAATTTCTCAACTTAGATACGTTAGTATTCAAAATGGAATAAATCAGCAGCCGGATGTATCACCAGCGTTTTGGAAACAATACAGTGATTATTCAACAAGCGTATCGTATTCAATTGGTGACTATACATTATATGGTGACAGGCTTTGGAAAGCTTTAGCAATTAACACACCAGCATCGCCAGTAACTCCTGGAACAGATGACACAGTTTGGCAAAAATTAGAGTTTGATGTTGGCAACTATGGAATTTACAGAATTGTTAGAACTTATGGTCAAGACGCTTTTTGGGTTGAAGGCAATTTAGTTGAAGAGGTAACCCAAATATTAGATCCAGCCGATATGACTTTCTATAGTTATGATTCAATTATGCCGGGCGATATTTTAGTTGTATCTGGTGACGTATTGGGTCAAAAGAATACAGGACAATATGAAGTTTTAAATGATGCAGTAGATGGTTCATCCTTATTCCCGCAATCTTCGGTTTTGTATACAAAAGCATTTGTTGAAAACGCTGCGTCAAAATCTTTAAGCAATAAAGTTGACCAATTCTTTTTTTTAGAAAAAAAACCAGTTAAGATGTATAAAAAGATTGTATCGGTTGGTCCAGCTGAAGGTGACTTAGCTAACATATTGGTTGATTCGCCAGAACTAATCACAAGATTATCTAGTTCAAATGGTGCATACTTGACAGCACTTAATAAGCTTAACTATGATACTAACATTCATCATGGTATTGATGGCTATCAGCATTACACTGGATTAATGCAAGAAGTCAATAAAGTAATCTACGGCGATCCAACATCTTCAATTCAATATCCTGGGGTGAAAGCTGCTGGAGCTAATGTTGATATTAAACCAGCCATTATTAAAAAGATTACAATGTCTGTTAGCGTTAGAATTAAAACTGACTTAAGCTATTCAGAAGTCCAAGACTCAGTAAAAGCTGCGATAGCTGGATATATTGCAACATTAGGGGTTGGTGAAAGCGTGTCTCTATCAGGGGTTATAGCTACTGCTACAAATCTCGAAGGGGTTGTATCTGTAGTTATAACAGATCCTACCTTTGCATTAGGTAGCGACCTTATTAAAGTAAATCCAGATGAAAAGGCTTTGGTTATAAATCCATCCACGGATATAACTGTTACCATAACAGGTACATAAAATGGATAATACTAAATTATTCAAACAGTATTTGTCCAACTTCTTAAATGGACCTAATATTGATGCTGTTCTTTATGCTTTTGGCGAAGCGTATAATATATTAGAAAAAAATGGCGTTGCAGTAACAGATCAGTTAACGATTTCAACAGCTTCTGATGTTTACCTAGATAACATATTAAGCGATTTAGGTATAACAAGGCCGCCAGAGCTTGGGATTTCAGATTACTACTTTAGAAAGATTGGTATTAACGTAACGGCGGCTAAACAAATATCTAGCGCACTGCATTCAATACTTGAAATCTTTTACGGGCCTGAGTATGTCAGGGGGAGTACAATTTCTACAAAGTATGAACCATATGACGTTTCGGGCGAACCAGATTTAAGTTTAATATTTGAAGACGGGGAAGTAAGAACTTTGGTTTTTAACTCATCAGGCTTTAGCAACGCCTTCCAAGCCTCGGCTCAAGAAATTGCTAACGTTATAAACGTTTGGATTAAGAACCAGGGTTTAACTGGATATGCTACAGTTGAGACCGATTTTGATACTGACCTTAAATATGTAAAACTGTTTGCTGGAGCAAAAGGTCCTTACAGCTTAATACAAGTTTGGGGTGGAAGAGCGCAATCGATATTAGAGTTCCCACAAATGCGTGATACTAAATTATCACCATTAAATACTACAACATGGCAAATAACAAAGCACGATGAAACTACTATTAGGTTTAGATGGGATGGCGGACCTAAACCAAAACTAGACGAAGTTCTAATTGATGATAGAGTTATGATTTATGGTTATCCGTTTCAAACTGCTAACTCAGAACTAAATGGAACTTTTACTGTAACAAACGTAAGCCCTCCTCAAACTATACCAAGCCCTGATTCTGGTTGGTTTGAAATAAAGACGGTTATACAAGATTTAAAAAACTCTTCTCCAAATGTTTATCCGCCAATAAATACTCCTGGAAATACATATAGTTATACTGTAAACCAAGTAGTTTATGATGATTTAAAATTCTTTTTAGCTAAAAAGAGTACGGCGCATTCTAGAAAGAGATACGCTTTGGCTTTTGAACCAGCCGCCAATCTTTTAAAAATGTACTTGCCCGCCACTACTACAATTTTAGAAAGAGATTTAATTGGCGCAGCGCATCTACATATGCTGTACAACTACAGCGATCTTGACGGAACTTTTGGCGATGCGTTAGATGACAACAAAAAAATAGAAATCATTAACGCATACTCATTTAGGTATCACCAAGCAAGATCTGATAACGAGGCCGATAGTGGAACAGTTACCCTACCTGGCCCCACAGTTTTAGATATAGATCAGATTTACAGAGAAAACAATTATGTAACTATAGTAACCAAAACGCCGCACGGACTTACTGGCGACAATGAATGGTTAAATGGTATAGATTACACCACAGGAGCCATCAAAATATATAATAACTTTAGTTGGTTAGCTTTGCAAAATAGCGGGCCTTCTTATGGTGGTTCAAAACAACCTGATTCAAATCCTTTCTACTGGCAGAAGCAAGATGTAGCTAAGAACTATTCGAGCGCAATTATAACCGTAAACGCAACTAATTTATTAATAGACGATCCCATCAATTCATTTTTAGGGCCATACACTTTTGACGCTGAAGCAAACTATACATTAGCAACTCCAACTGGACTTATTAGATCAAAAATACAAGCTGGCGATATTAAGACAAACATACTGGTAACTGGCAACTTTGCTCAATCAGAAGGCTACTTAATGTTTGATTTAAACACAGAGGCACAAGAAGGCCCTGTAAAATATTCGTACAGTCAGAAGCAAAAATCTAATGTTATCGCTAATATAATCAATATATCTAGAATTGGCAATAGCGTCACAGTAACCACATCAATACCTCATAATGCTGTTCCAGGCTCACAAGTGGTTATAGCTGGAACTACAACTTTTAACGGTACTTGGATAGTAACAAACGTGCCATCATCTAATGTATACGATTTTGTGCATACGTCATTTGGAAGCGCAATCGAAACAAGTGGTACCAGTACTACATTAATAGAAGATAATACGTATCAGATAACATTAGAATCTGGATATCAGTTTAAAAAGACTCACCATATAGTTTCTGATATAGATTTGCTATCAAGCCCGTTAACTTATACGCCAAGCATAGATGGCTCTGATTATACGGCATACTTAACAGGCTCTGCTGATGCTAGGATATACTGCGAAGATTTATTAAGGAAAATAATAGCTTGCGGCATTAAACTAGAAGTTATTGTTATTTACCCAAGCGACTTAGGTTTAAGTAACGAGGGCGATGGGACATCTGCTTATCAAGCAGCCCCAATATCCGAAGCGGCCACATACGTATGGGCATCTAGCGCAACTTAAAGGTTTTTATGATTAGTAGAATTATAACAGGTCCGTCATTAATAGTTAAGGTCAAGCCAGAAGACGGCTTTGAACAGATTGTTGGATATGCGACCGATTTACAGTTAAACGTATCACAAGGCCAAAAAGAGATTTTTGCAGTTGATAGTCCATTTCCATTTGAAATAGCTCAAGGCGCTTCACCATCTTTGATTCGTGGTACAATGGCTATTTATATTTTAAAAGGCACCAACTTAGAAAAGATAGGTTTAGTGCCTTATAGAAGCGATGACGCTAGAGAGATAATATCAACTAACTCAAAGTATATAGATATTAATATTTACGATAGAGCTTCTAGAACTTTGGTGTATGGTATCAAAAATTGCAAGGTGTCGTCTTACACTATTTCTGTATCAACTAGGAATGTTTTAAGGTGTTCATTAACATTTAGTGGTATATTATTAGAGCCAGGTTAAGGTATTGATATTGCTCTTTTTTTAATTATAACTTAATCTGATAATTAAACGTACAATTTATGTCAGTCAAACGAAGATTAAAATTTTACAGCGGTATTCGTCTTGATATACCACATATAAGATCTTTAGAATCATCTATATCTTATGATTTTGATTCAGCGTTACGTGGCGTTATTACTGGCATAACAAGTCCATATGTTGTTAGAGGATTTGATTTTGTAAACACTGTTGGATTGCAAGCTTCTAACTTTCAAATCCAAGCCGCTAACAGCGTTATCCTTCATAGTACTGCAAGTGAAAGCGGTACAATTTTACAAGTACCGTCAACTGAAGCTACTCAAACATTAAACGCATTAAATGATAAAGTTATTGGTTCGTTTCAAAATGGTGTACTTAACTATGTTGCCATTGATTATAGAAGAGTAACAGACGAAGAATCGATTGATCAAACTGCTGGTTGGTCACCATCTGAAAAGCTAGAGTTTCAAAGAACTGTTCCCATCTCGTCAGTTCTAGAATACAAGTTTGTTATTACTACTTCTGGGTTTGGCAATCTATTACCTTTATACATAGTTGGCGTTGATTCAAATGGATTCGTAACATTTGTAACAAACTCTAAGCCTTCATTGTTTAGACTGGGTTCTGGTGGAGCGAACCCAAATCCATTTAATTCGTTTTCTTATGGTAATCTAACTAATCCGCAATCTAGCAATAGAA